AACGCTGTAGACATTGGCATAAACACTTGTCTTGGTGAAGGCTGGGGATTGGTCAATACTGAACACGCTGCAACGGGAGTCGCTCAAGTGGTGCCAGATCATACAAGCATGAAGGAGATTTTCAATAAAGTGCGTCGAATTTCCATTGAAAGCTGGGAAACTGACAGAAACTATGGGCTAGAGCGTGGGCAAGCATCGCCTGATGATCTGGCTGATATTCTCACCATGTATTACAACGACCGCGACAAGCTTCAAGAAGATGGTCAATGGTGCTATAGACGTGTGCATGAAAAACAATTCACCTGGCCTTATGTAGAAAAAAGAATGGTGGATTATTTGTCTAAATTGCTTTGTGCAAAAGAAACAGAGCCAGAGTTCAAAGGCTTTGGCAAGCCAGTGAAGGTGAATTGATCATGCAAGTTTCACAAATTTTTTTAAGCGATGGCGGTGGGAAAGAGCTTTCTCCAGCGCTGCAGCAATTTACCAGCACCGTCCAAGCTGGATTTCCTGGGGCCAACTATGTAAGATATGACAACGACAGTCTTAGGCAATTCATCAATGAGCATTTCCGCAGAGAAGTGCTTGATGCTTATGATAGTCTTCGTTCCTATTCAAACAAAGCTGACCTTGGCAGATTTTGCATTCTTTATGTGGTTGGCGGGTGGTATTTTGATATTGCCATCAGGCTTCATTCGCCAGTGGAACTTGCTGATCGCATTGATTTCTTGGCTTTTCGTGAAATCCAAAAGTTTACTGGCACTTGTTGGGCGTGCATGACTGCAGTCATCTATTCCAAGCCAGGCAATCAAGCATTGCGCTATGCCATTGATCAAATTGTTGACAATTGTCGCAATCGTTACTATGGAATCACGCCATTGTCTCCTACTGCCACGCCAGTGCTAGGGCAGGCGCTTGCTAAGTATGGAGAGCAATCGTCTTTTGTTTATGGCGACTTCCTAGAGCTAACACCCACCCATCAAAAACATAACACTGCTTTCGTGCTGCCCGATGGCACGATTTTCGCATGGGGCAAACCTGCAGGAGGAGGAGATTTATCTGCCCTTGGCGCCAAAGGCACTAACAACTACAATCAACTCTGGCATGATCGCCTTATCTACCAATGAACTACTTTCTTGATCTAGGCACTCATTATCTTGAGAATAATAATCGTTTCTCTGGGTGTGAAAGTGGTTTGTCGCTTTTTGAGGAGCAGTTGTTCTTTGGCGCGAAAGCGCCTTACGACTGGCATATCTTGACTTTTGAACCTTCTGCTCATGCGTTTGCCCATAATCAAACAGTTCTTCCCTCCATTGAAAAACGCTTTGCTTCAATTCGTATGTTTAATGCAGCAATTGCTGATTTTGATGGTCAGATGACTTTTAAGTGGCTTCCTTATTGGAGCGCTGCCTCCACTTGCGTTATGGAGCCCCTTAATGAGATTAGTTCTCAATACTGTCAAGAGCAGGAAGTAGAAGCAATTGACATCAAGAGAATTGTTGAGCAAATTATTCAAGAAGACGAAGATGCCAGCATCCATGTGAAGTGCGACATTGAAGGCGCGGAATTTACAGTTTTGCCACGATTGCTGGAGATTGATGGCGTAGGACGATGGGTGAAAGCCATTTATGTGGAATGGCATGATCGCTTTTGGAAAGATAGACCAAGAGAAAACGAAATTCAAGCGACCAAGGCTACAATTATTAAAGACTGCGCTAGTAAACAAGTGGCGCTTTACGACTGGATTTAATCATGACCAGCAAGGAAAAGCAAGCCAAGATTAGGCTTGTGATGAAAGAATTCAAGAGCGGAAAGCTGAAAAGCAGCAGTGGCGGGAAAGTTACGAGTCCTCGCCAGGCTCTTGCAATTGCTCTGTCTGAAGCTGGCATGTCTCGTAAGCCGAAGGAAGATATGAGCGATGATTACTACATGGCTTTCATGAAAGAACTGGGAGGCAAGGAGGAGCCAGAAGAGGAGGAAATGGACGAAAGTGCTGGCGAAAAACGCTGCAAGGGCTATTTAGCAGCAGTAAAGAAGAACAAAAGAAAAAAGGCTTAAGGGGCGACGCTGAATCATTTTCCCCTCCATCGTCTGTTCGGGCCGCAGCGCGTCGTGGCCTTGAACTCCGCAAGAAGCATGGCAAAGGTGGTTTGACCACGCAAGAGGCGGGAAAACAAGGTATTGGCAGTGGCGTGGCGCGTGCTACAAGCTTGGCCAATGGGGAAAGCGTAAGCTATGAGACCATCAAGCGCATGGCGGCATTCTTTTCAAGGCATGAGAAGAACAAGAGCGGAGGAGAAGATGATGCTGGTCGAATTGCGTGGTTACTATGGGGAGGAGATGCTGGTAAAGCATGGGCTGCTCGCATCATTAAGATGGTAGAAAGCCGTCAAAAGAACAATGAGTGATTACGTGCAAGTGGTGAGAGAAGAAGAAGACGGCATTGGCGTGATGAAGGCTCTTGCCATTCTTTCCGCCCATGAACATCGCAACACCACGCATTGGCGTCTCATTGAAGAACAACATTTTAAGAACGGCCGCCTAGATGAAAGTTATATTTTCGTGAAGAGCTTTTATGAAAAGCCAGATGAATACTTCGAGCCAGTCAAGATGCTCACTTTCGAAGCCGAAGCAATTGCTAAAGCATATGTGATGGAAAACATTGAAAGTGCCGTGCGTGCTGTTCAAGAAGAAGACGACGAAGATTGAGCTGCATTTACGACAAAGCTAGGCATTCCCAGAAGCCACAACACTGACACTCCATAGAAACCACTAAGCGTTGCAAGCTGCACTGCTGATGGTTCTGTTTTGGCATTTTCTAAGCGGCAGTAAGTGGCTTGACCAATGTGCAAAATACGACAAACATCACGCTGGGAAAGACCACTATTTTCTCGAAGTTCCCTCATGCGAGAAGCTACCAATGCGCGACGTTGGTAATGAGGCATCTTCATGGCATTTGCCTCGCTTGTCAAAAACCTCATGTGCTGAACCGCTTGTGAATCATTTGTATCATGATAGTTGTATTTAGGGAATAATATAAAGATATGGATTCACGCGCCTGCTTTCGTTATGACGTGAGCCCCATTCGTGACTTTACAGTTACGGACGAGGGCTACTTGAAAGTTCGTGCTCGCATTGCACGCACGGGCATTCAATCATACACTGACGCAAGTGGCGGCATCCGCTTGGAATATCGCCCAGAAACTGAAGTGGCTTCTCAAGAAGCTTTGGATAGTTTCCGGGAAAAGTGTCTCACCAGAGAGCATCCCCCAGAGTTGCTTAATGCTGAAAACACTAAAACTTATGCAGTTGGTTTTACCAGTGCAGATGTTTCGTATTCCGATGGTTTTGTTGAATCCACCTTAACGGTCACTGATAAAGCGACGATTGACGAAATCATCAAGGGCGATGTCCGCGAGGTTTCGTGTGGATACAAAGTTGATTACGTTGATCAGCCAGGCATCACGCCTGACGGACAACATTACGACGGCTATCAAAAAAATATCCGTGGTAATCACGTGGCCATCGTTAAGAGAGCAAGAGGCGGACCTCAAGTGCGTTTATTGCTCGATTCGGCGGATGCCGCTGTAACTGATTTACTACTTTCTCAAGGAGACATTATGTCCGCAAACATTGTGTTTGACGGCGTTTCGTTTGAGGCTGATCCGGCGCTTGCAGCCGCGATTGTTGCTGAGCGTGAAGACGCGAAAGCAAGCTATGCCGATATGAAGCGCAAATATGACGAAATGATGTCCAAAGCCTCCAAAATGAAGGAGGAAATGGACGCCATGGAGAAGGAAATGAAGGGCAAAATGGATGCGGCCGAAGGTCGTGCCGACGCCCTTGAGCAAGAGCTGAATGAAACTCGCGCTGAGCTTGAAGCTGCAAAGCAAGTGAATGTTGATTCGCTTGTTGAGGAGCGTCTTGCTCTCGTGAACAAGGCTCGCACTTCTCTTGATGCTGAGTTTGATTTCGTGGGTAAGTCGTCCCGTGAAATCATGGAAGCTGCTATTAAAGCAGTTCGTGGTGATAGTGATCTGTCGGAGCGTTCTGACGATTACGTGCAGGCCATGTTTGACACTCTGTCGGAAGTTGCCCGTAAGGATTCTTCCACTGAGGATCTTCGCAAGGCCGTTGCTTCTATTGCCTCTCCCATCGCTGCACCGTCTTCCTATCTGGAGCGTCTGCAAAACGGCTGGAAAACTCCACTCTCCGTCACCAAGAAGGAGCGCTGATCATGCCTGTTACTTTCACTCAAACTGCAACTGGCGTCACGGGTGGCGTGCAGCAGGCTTATGCGCTGCAGCACGATCCCCTGCTTGAAGGCCAGCTTTCTGACATTCGTGACAATACCATTGGTACCTATGTCAACGAAACCGGAGCCGTACTGGCTTTCGGCAATATCGTCACCTACGCAAGCGGTGGCACTGCTGACAATTCCGCCAAGACCATTGCTGGCACTGGTGAGACTGTGGTTGGCATCAATGTGCTCACCTACGTTGATGAAACCGCTCTGGACTCCAATAGCCGTCCTGGCGTAAAAGACAAGCAAGCCCTTAACGTTCTTAACGAAGGTGCTGTTGCTGTTTATGTTCATGGTTCTGTTACTCCTGCTTCTGCCGTGCGTGTAATTCACACTGCCACTGGCACTAAGTATGCAGGTCAGTTCCATGCCACTTCCATCTCTGGCAAGACTGCCGTGCTGTCTAATGCTCGCTACCTCACTAGCGCTGCCTCCGGCCTGGCAATCCTTGAGCTGAACGGTCCTTCGTTCACGCTCACCGCTGACACCACCACTGCTTGATAGGAGGCCCTACCAATGTCTGAATTTCGCATGGATGAGGCGGGCCTGTTTCTTGAGCGTCAGCTTGAGTACATCCGCCCTCAAGTGTTTGAGACGGTTTATGCCGACATCAAATACTCGACCATTCTGCCTGTAACCAGCGAGGCTGGCAATGCAGCGCAAACCTTCACCTATCGGGTGATGGATAGCACTGGCGATTTCCGCCTGCTTGCTGATGCTGCTGATGATCTGCCTCGTGCTGACATCAGCCAAGTGGAGAAGAGCATCAACATTCGTTCTTTTGGTGGTAGCTTCGGCTATACCGTGCAGGAACTGCGTGCTGCTCAAATGGCTAACATCGCTCTGGAGCAGCGTCGTGCCACTGCCGTACGTCGCGCTTACGAGGAGAAAGTTGAAGAAGTGGCTATGTTCGGTGAAGCTTCCGCTTCGCTGGCTGGTTTCTTCAATAATTCCACGGTGGATGTGCTGCAAGCCGACAAGTGGTTCACTGATAGTGGCACCACTTCTCAGGAAATGCTGGAGCTTCTGAACTATGGCGTGACTGCCATTGTCAATGGTTCCAAGATGAAGGAGCAGCCTGACACCATCCTCATGCCTTATGAGGACTTCCGTGTGGTGAGCACTCAGCGCAACTCCGATTCTTCGGACGTGACCGTGCTTGAGTATTTCCTTCGCACCAATCCTTATATCACCTCCATCGAACCCATCAACCAGCTTGACAAGGACAATAGCTCCCTGTCGACCAATCGCATGGTGGTGTATAAGCGTGATCCGCAGAAAGTGCAACTGCACATTCCGCAACCGCTTGAGCTGTTCCCGCCTCAACAGCGTGGTCTGGAATTCATTGTTCCTGCCCATGCACGAGTGGGTGGCGTTGCCATCTACTTCCCCAAGAGCGTTATTTACGTTCAAAACAACTGAGGCTAAATAAGTTTGGGGCGCTAGGCTTAGCACCAGTTCCTTGTTGAACCAAATGTTGATTGCTTATCGCCCTGAACTTGAAAATCCGCCGCGTGAAGGAGGGTTTGGCGTGATCACCAATGCCGGGATTCTTCAACTTACTCCTGGCGTCAATGCAGACGTGCCTGAGTCCAA